TTAGGGAGTCCTTTATCAATATCTGCCATTTATAAACTCCGTGTTTGTCATATCATAATCTGCTAGAGAAGCCAAGCCCTTGTCACCGTGTGGGGTCTTACCTGATTTAGGTGGTATTAATCCACCTTTTGCAGCTCCCACCATCATTTCATCAAACTTCTCTTGTGCTTCTAAATCTTCCTCTAATCGTTCTTCATCACTTAAGGCTTCTCGTCTTTTGTATTCTCGGTAAACATCTTTAGCCATACCTGCTGCTGTGATGCCAAGACCTACAGGTGTGAATAATCTTGCTGCTCTACCTAAACCCAAAACACCTTTCATAACTCCTGGTGCAAATCTTGATATAGCGCCCGGTGCTAAAAGCTCAAGTCCCACCATTTTATCTGCAACCGCTGCTGGTAAACTTTCACCTCTTTCTAAATTATCTTTAACTGTCATCGTGGCAAAAGCCAAAGCTGATGCTGGTGAACCTAAAACTTCGCCTGCTGTTTTTAACGCGGGAAAGAAACCAAGGTTCATGCCTAGTGTTGGGCCTGATGTTCCTACTCTTCTCGTTGTTCTTGTAAGAGTTTCATCTTTTACCCCTCTTTTTTTAAAATCGTCAATCACGGGTTTCATGGCTAATGAAACTCTAGCAGCTTCTTTTGCAAACTGACCAGGTGTATATGTACCAGATCTCATTTTACTTAATTTAACTTTAGGACCTTTTTTTCCTCCAGGTGTTTTTGCTTCATCAATACCAATCCGCTCTACCGTGGTATTAATTAATGTTGCGTTCTCATCCAACACAGGAGTTATCTTATTAAAACCTATTAATCCTTGAAGTTTCTTCGGTAATTCTTTTTTAGTTTTATCTACAATCTGTGCAGCTTGCGTATTCAAATCATCTATTCTTTTTAAGAATGTCGAATCTTTTGTTTCAGCGTATCTAGCTAAATTATCACTAATGCCATCTGCTATCCTGTTTAGTGGATTATTATATTTTTGTAATGAAGCGTTCACATATTTATTTATAAAAGCAACATCCTTAGATGTTAAATCTACGTCTCCACCAATAGGCATAATGTGATGAAATTGAATCTTACCTTTACCACTAATATAACTTCCCGGTTGATTAAGTCGTAATCTTCTTTGTCTTAATGCTTGACCAGACGCGGGTGTTCCTTTTTTATATTTTAAATTTTTTTGTTTAGTAAAAAAACTATTTAATCTTTCGACTTCTGTTATGGTTATTCCGTATTTTTTAGCAAGTTGTGGATTACTTAAAACTTCACCTTTTTCTACTGCCTCTTTAAAAGCTCCACCAGCTTTAGGATATTTTAATCTTTTTTTAAAATCTTCTATGTATTCTTTTTTTAATTCTTTCGGTCCTGATACATCTATAACTTTTGGTGTTTCTCCTTTTTTAGAACCTTTACCTTTAAAAACAGGTCTTAATCTTTTAGCACGTTCTATCTTTTTTTCTTCGGTCATAAACCTTGCACCTGGGTCTCCTCTTCTAATTGCAATTCTTTGACCTGCAGTAGTTAATTTTTTATATTTTTCAACACCAAATTTTTTTATGAATTCAAGTTCTTTTTTAGAAATTGATCTACCTGATACTGGATCGACTATACCTCCACCTTGCATTTCTAATCTTGGAAAATCATCTGCTGGACTAGTTTCTTGAACTAGTTGATTTACAAATTTAATAACGTCAGACATTATTCTCCTAGTAGGTAGGCGATACCACCACCTGCTTGTTTGATTCTAGATTCTCCAACCTCTTGCATAATATCTTCGATGGTATCTAAACCATCTTCAACATCTTTGAGTTTGCCTTCACCATCTGGTCTAACAGTAATTTCTTGATAGTCTTCGTTTAAAATACCATCCTCTGTTCTTTTCTTAGGTTTATAAACCATAACTTCTTCTGACTTTATACCTTCAACTACATCATCTCCTATTACAGCATTCCCTGTTGTATTTTTCTTAATTACAATTTCTCCATCTGTATTCTCTACCATCTCATAGTTTTTAAATTTTTTACCAAACTCTCTTTCAACAGATGTAAGTCCTGGTGCGTCTTCACCTAGTCTTCTAATCTTATCGGCTAGTTTGAAGAAATACGACGGCACACCTTTTACAGCCTCAACAGCTGCAGGCGCTACTTCTGCTACTTGTTTAACAGGTGTAATAAATCTACCTAGAATAGGTATTGAAGCGAGACCTCCTAAAATTTTCATAAATTTTCTTTTGCTTGGATCTGATGGTCCACCTTCTGCCAAAGCCACAACACCACCGCTGGCCAGCGCGTCAGGGTCACCATCAAAATCTTTTAATTTATCGGCAAGGTCTTTTTCTTTTTTCTTTTTAAGTCTCTCAACAGCTTCTTTGTTTTGTCTGTTCATTCTAAGCAGCATCTCTGCTTCTGTCTCAGTTATTTTAGGTTTGAGTTTATCAGCGTCTCTTGTAATTTTTTTTTCTTTACCCAGCAAAACATCCATGATCCCATCAGGTTCCATGGCTTCTTTCATATCTTGTATAGTTCCTTCTTTACCAATTATTTTTTCTTGTAATTCTTTTCTTGTAACTTTTGGTCTTTCTTTGAAAGGACTTACTTTGTCTTTACCGCCTGGTGGGAACGGAATAATTTTATCTGACTGCTCCATCTCTTTAGCTTTTTTCTTTAGCATGTCCATCTCTCCAGGGTTTGGAGATCTTCCCATCTCTTTTCTAAATGCTCTAAGAAGCGCGGTTAAAAAAAATTTCATACTAATAGTACCTCTTCGGTGTTGGGTCTTTTTTCTCTGTTATATAGTCTTCAGGGTGAGTAATCAACCCGCCTTGTCTAAATCTCATGATAGCTTGTGTTGTAGAGTCCACAAGGTCGTCGTGATCACCGTTGGGGAATGCAGCACATTCTTCGATCACCTCCTCTGCAAATTTCTGTTCTGGCGCCCAAATCATTCCAGACTCAAAAAGAGGTGCAACAGCGTTGACTCTTGCATGTTTATCATTTCCTTTGCTTGGAGTAAAGGAAATAACCGGTATATCCATTTGTCTAAGTTCGTACATCAAAGGTAATCCTGATGCTTTGGCTTCTATGATAACAGACTCAGGCTGCCAGTATTTATATTGTTGGAGGGCCAAGCGCCTTAATTCAGGGAACTCGTATCTTCCTTTAACAGCATCTAATAATATTAGATTAGCTGCTGAATCTTGTGTTGGATAAAATACACCCCAGGTCGTAATAGCTGAGTAGTCAGCTGTTTCTTTCTTCAAGAATGCTGTATCGTAAGATTGTATTACGTGTTGAAGAGGCGGTATGTATTCTTTATCGTACACGTTCCACCACTCACGTTTTAAAATAGCACCTTCTTCACTCGTTGGTGATTGCATCCACTGTGCATTCCATTTACCAACGGGCAGAGTTGCTTTGACCTTTTCCAGTTCATCTTTGCTCCAATACTCTGGCCACACTGGTCCGTGGTCCATGAGTGCCGGAAATTCGACCACGTGCCACTGATCAGACTTTGGTTCTTTTTGATTCGCTATAAGTTTGCCTGTTAAATCTTTTGTCGACCAACGCGTCATTACAAGTACGATCTTGCCTCCTGGTTGAAGTCGCTGTCTTGGACCCGACGTATACCACTCGTACGCGGACTCCATCGCAGTCTTGGATAGTGAATCTTGTTCCGAGTGAGGATCGTCAATAATTAATAAATCTGCTCCACGGCCCGTGATTGCACCTCCAACACCCGCTGCGAAATATTCTCCGCCATCGGATGTTTCCCAACGGCCCGCGGCTTTCGAATCTTCTTGGAGTTGTGTTCTAAAAATTTTCTGATACCTGTCGCTATCTATGAGGTTCTTGGACTTCCGGCCAAATCTCACAGCAAGTTCAGCATTGTGTGTTGTTTGAATAATCTTTAACTTTGGATTACGGCCCACCATCCAGGATGGTAATAAGTAAGATGCAAATTCAGATTTAGTATGCCTAGGTGGCATATTCACAATAAGGCGGTTGATTTTTCCTTCCGCCAGGTCATTAAATTTTTCTGCGATATGTCTGTGGTGGGACCCCTCTACAAAGTCTGGCCACATGCATTTTACAAAAGATAAAAAATCATTCTTGGCTTTATTCTGTATCTTTTTTTCAGCATGGAGTAGTTGCAGTTTCTTAAAGGTCTTTCTGACATCCGCAGGTAATTTTTCTATATTTACCTTATTCAAGTCCATGGTACCTAAAATGTTTTTATCAGGGGTGGGTATGTAAATCAAGGCATATAGCAAAAAGCAGTGGGACCCCTTTTGTGTTTCGGGTGGGTGGGCCCATAAGCATCAAGCCCAATCGGTTTTGGTTTGGGACCCCTCGGCCCCCGGGCCGTAGGCCCGGGGGCCGTGAGCCATGGCCGTTAGGCCATGTCCTTATTATCTAATCTAATAACACCATATAAGCTTTCGCATTGTTTTTAATAAACCAGTCTAATAGGTTTCGCATTTCTTGCCAGTGTTTGCTACCGCCTTCGCCCAGTTCCTTATCCTCAAGAGTAGCAAGAGCTTCGTGATAAAATATCTTATCATGTTTCTCGCATTCCTCTTTTGTTAATTCAATAGACTCACCTGTGAATCTATTTCTTCTTGTGTAGTCGTTGTTATCTTTCTGTGTTTCCATGGTCCTATATTATCCTATTTAATTCCATCTGTCAAGAGGGTATATAAAATAGCACCCAGGCCGAAGGCCAGAATAATGGAAAGCCCGATAGGGCTTTCCATAAATATTATATTAAGTAATTCAATCATTGTATTGTGTACTCGGACATTTTAATAGGTCTGTTCGCAGTTCTATATCCTTGAGCAGAAGTGTCATAATAAATAACATAACGATCATTAATCTTGCATTTATGATCCCATTTAAAATCTCTCGTTATAAATTTGTTATACTTCTTGGCAAAGTATGAGATTATTCCTCTTGTCCCTATTTTAATCATAGAGCCCCTGCTTTCTTTTTTGTTCTAGTTCCCACAGTTTAACTTCATAGTGTCTTTCCATTATGATTGAGATAATGAAACCTACAAAGCCGACTGCTATTAGTCCTAGTCCCCAGTATAGTATTGTGTTGTACATCTTTATTCCTTTCGTTAAGTGTATCCTATATTAAATAGGATACACTGTCAATACTTAATTACTTCCAATTTGTTTTATTTTGGAAGTATCCACAACCCACGCAATACCAATCTTTTTAGTTGTTGCGTCTAGTTTATTTATTAACTCTTCAGGCGTTCCGCTTTCCATAACTGTATCGATAGCTCTCATCTTCAAGTCTTCAAGTTGTTTGAGCTTCAAGCCTTCAGGTCTACGTCTTATTTCTCTATTGACTAGCTCTCTTGCCCAATCTCTCATCTGCTCTTCACAATCAGCAAGTGTTAGCTTCTCATCTCGTTCAAAGCGATAAGTGTTGAAGTCCTTCATATTCTTATCTTGAAGTGCCTTCTTCTTGAAGAAGGTTCGAGCTTTATCTTCTATTGCCTTCAGGTGTTTCTCTGCCTCCCTGAATTCATTCAAGATTTTATCAGCACCCATCTTTTTAGATAACTTTCCTACTATCTTTTCAGTTGCTTCAGTTTTATATTGTTTTACCAACAGTTCCTGTTCTTCAATTAAAGGATCAAAGTTTCTTTTTACCTTTTCTTTGAAGTGGTCTAGTTGATACTTCGTCATTGCTTTTGCCATTGTTTATCCTTTCGTTAATAGTCCCAGAATATCCTATTGACAAATACTTGTCAAGTGTATATATTGATATAGGAAACAGCGGAGAAATCTGCTGGTCCATGCCAGGCTCCTGGGTCATGAGCCATAATAATAACTGACCCTGGGTTAAAGGTAAGGACTGGTGCAGAACGTGTGCATGCTAGTATGCTAAACTTACCCTTGAGCCCTGATCTGTTGGGTAGATAAAAACGTCGTAGATTTCTGCAGTTCTACGCTTCGGCGAAAAATCTCAACGGATCTGGGGTCAAGTTTGACAATGGAGGTGAAGGCGTTGAAGCCGACGTACCGTGCACTAGAAGCTTGACCAAGCCACAAGCGGCAAGCCTCAAGCTTGCCACAATTAGAGAGTATAAGAAATTATGAAAGTTAGAGATGCATTAAAGATTACCGGCTCACTTAGCAAGCCCAGCAAGATGCCAGGATGGGCCTACGGTTTACCAGCCAAGGAATGTAAAACAGGCGGCAAGCTGGTGAAGGTCCCCGGTTCAGTGTGTTATGATTGTTACGCATTAAAAGGCTGCTACGTTTTTAAAGTTGTCCAGGATGCGCAATACAAGCGGCTGGCAGCCATACGTCACCCGCTGTGGTCTGGAGCAATGGCAACAATAATTAATTCTAAGAAATCAAAATTTTTCAGATGGCACGATTCCGGCGATGTGCAGGACGAGGACCATTTAATAAAGATCTTCGCTGTGTGTAAACTTACACCTACAGTCAAGCACTGGATGCCTACCCGAGAAGCTTGGGTCAAGGCCTTCCTTTCGTTGAAGCCTGATAATTTGGTTATTAGGTTTAGTTCACCGATGGTGGACCAGCCGGCCCCTGCATCATGGCCCAATACTTCAACCGTTGTTTTATCCGGTCCATCATGCCCGGCCCCTAAACAAGGGAATGAATGTAAAGACTGTCGTGCATGCTGGGACCCAGCTGTCAAGAATGTGGCGTATGGCCAGCACTAAAAAAGTTATGGCTGAAAATTTTTCTGTGGATGTGTCTGGACTCAAGCGACAAGCTTCAAGCAGCAAGCGACAAGCTACAAGCAGCAAGCGTCAAGCGCCAAGTGATGCAAGCTTCAAGCCGCAAGCGTCAAGCCCCAAGCAGCAAGCTTCAAGCGTCAAGCCTTGTTCTACTAAATCACGGACCACGGATCCCTCATAAAGTTTTACGGACCCCGAACCGAGGTGCTCAATGCAGATGAAAGTATTATACGGGTGACGCATATGCCACCCAATTTGATGTGGACTAAGACGAACTTTGTTACTCTTCGTGACTTTAAATTCAACGGTGAAGAAATGATTATATTTAGTGTATGCCAACGTATCTGGCATACCAGGAACCGCCAAATTCTCTATACGATTCCACGATATTGTGGGTGTTGCCTTCTTAAATTTTTTGTAAAGTTTAGCTTCCGGTCCCATCAGATTTTTGGAGTAACTCTTGTTCATATCTTTCTATTTCTTTTGTTATCTCATCGGCATTTTTTAATATACTTTTGACATCCTCGACAGTACCCAACAAAGTATTTGTAGCCTCCAATCCTCTTCTCATGGCTTGGTAACCATCATTTTCATAATGATAATAAACCTTACCATCTCTTACAAAATACCAATCTTCATATTGTGAGCTCATTAATAATCCTTTATGTATCCAGGAGGAAGTATTAACTTTTCCTCTCTGTTTGGTTTTAAAACAACTCGTAGAGATGTATCTAGTGGGTTGTTGCTCTCATGAACTTCAATACGTTTGATCTCTTCAAGATAACCTTTTCTGGTCATGATGTATATCTTAGCATCACTCACAGCATTACCACGCATACCATTGTTGCCTTCAGTAAACTTATCTAGATATTCTTGTAAGTGTTTGACGTACACTAGATATCGCCTTTGTTTCTATGCTCTTCAATAAAGTTTTGACCCATGTGTCTCAACTCACGGTTTTCTTTCTTTAACTGTTCGCATTGCTCTTCGTAAAACTTAGCTCTTTCTTGTAAGTATTTCACATCCTTTCTCAACTCAGCGTTAAGGTTTTTATGTTCTACGTTGATCTTTAACAGGTCGTTTATTCTATCTTTTATTTCTTCGCTCATACTTGACATTATAGGACTGTTACTCTAAATTGTCAATATGGGACTACCAAAGAGATTAACAGAAATGCAAAAGAGGTTTGCCGAACTATTAGTATTTGGTGGACCAGATGGGCCACTTACAAAGTCAGAAGCTGCAAAGCAGGCTGGCTACAGTGAGAAGCGTTGTAGGCAAGAGGGGTCAGAACTAACTAATCCAAAATTAAACCCACTTGTAGTTAAATACATAGGCGAACTCAAAGAAGAGAGACTTAAAAAATACGAAGTCAATTATGACACTCATGTGGCAGAACTTGGACGAATTAAAGATGCTGCTTTGAAGAAGGGTGCTTGGAGTGCTGCTGTAAACGCCGAGACAAATAGAGGTAAGGCAGCAGGATTATATATAGACAGAAAAATAATAAAAACAGGAAAATTAGAAGACCTTTCAGAGCAAGAACTAGAAACAAAAATGAAACAAATATTAGAAGATTATTCACAGATAATAGACGTTACACCTGAACCTAAAAAAATCAAAGAGTAATTCTTTCCATTTTTTTAATAATACTTCTTGGAAAACAATTACGATCAGAAAACACAGCTGCATCCGAATCATACGAAGAGAATGTCCAAACATATTTTTTATCTTTTGCAAAAATATATGCTTGAGAAATCATGGTAGCCGGTAATAACTTTTTCATTTCTTCTATGTCTGCGTGCCCCGCGTCCCCGCACGGATCGAGCCAAACAATTTTATAAAAGTAATACTTCTTCTTATTTATTAATGCATGTTTATATCTTTTTTTTCTTTTCATAATTTTGCGACTCTATACGTGTAAAAAATATTATAACATAATT